TGCTCAATGGCTTGGCGTTGTGGTCTGGAATAAAGAGGCACTTCGGTATCAAGTATGCTATGCCACACACCATCCCTTGCCTCCCAAAAGAATCCATCGCTGTCTCGCCAAACATTACTCACAGCCTCTTGTTTCTCTGCCTGCTCAATGGCTTGGCGTAGTGCGTATTTAGCCTCATCAATCTTTGCCATTTCCTCATTGCTGTAAGCAATCGTTCGCTCTAATCTTTCCATCGCCAGCTTCATCGCTTGTATGCTCATGTCGTCACCTCAATCCTTACATCACCTTCTCTTTGCGTGGGGCACGGGCAGTCACCCCACTCTCTGATGCTCTTGGACAGCGGGCCTCGGTGCACCTCAAGTAAAACGCCAGTCACACCGTCTTCTGCAATCAGCGCTCTTAGTTCGTCAACGATTTCTTCAAACATTTCGTATTTATCTGCGGTTAGCTGGCTCATGTCTCTTCCCTCGCTCTCAGCATTGCATCTGCTAGTGCATAAGAGGCCTCAGCCATCTCTGATCGGCTCCAATTACCCGTCTCCTCAGTGGCGCAGAAACCTTGCATCGCCTTGGCAGCAAAGTAATCACGCAGATTCATGCCGGGAATATGTGGTGCACTTGGAAACGCTGGCCCACCTGTATTAATGTCTCTCATCTATTTCTCCTTAAGTCTTTGCCGCACATCCAGATACGGGCCTGCTCAATCCGCAGACCAGAATCCTCAAACCACCACGCCATGCAAGACTGCATGCGGTGTGACTCGGTTTGCGTAATGCCATTTGTATACCCCATGTCATAGGCTTCACGGGCAGAGTATTTGCTGATCGCCAGGCCAAAGAGCAGCCCGCAAACAAGCCAGAGCCACTTGCTGACAAAGTCGGCACGGAGCTCTTTCAATGTCATGCCTGCACCTCAAATTTTTTGACAAAGAATCGCCCGAACGTAGGGCGAAAATCGCCCACACCCACTAAACGCCCGGCAGTGCTCAATACGTCATGAAAGACCGCTGGTTCGATGTACTCGGGCGTTAGCACTTGGAACTCCAGGTCCGTGGTCCATCCAAGCTGCATCGCGGGCCGTGTTCGGTTAATCCCTGCCCGTTGGATCATTACGCGGCGCGTATCGAGGTAGTCCCAGTCTATGGTGCCAAGAGACGCAAGGCTCGTAAGAGATACGATACCGGCTTTGAATAGATCCATTGCAGATTTCCGAGGCGAACGAGGATCTTGGCGGAACTTCGCGGCGTGGATAATCGCTTGCCGGAAATATTCGCCGGGGATGCACAGCTCGTTGTCTTGGTTTCTCCAGACGTAGGATTCAATGTCGTCTTCTTTCTTGGCTTTTGAGTTTTTAGCAGCTTTAGCTTTGGCATCGACAGCCTCGCAGTTCCATCTGTGAAATAACAAATCAGAAGAACCCTCTACCGTAACGAACACGGCGTAAGGAACCCCCATCTCAATTGTGTTTTTACCGCCATTTGTGGTTTCCACCACGACTTTTGCTTTTGACATACCTTTCTCCTTTATGAACCATACCTAACCTAGCCTAACCATGCCACACACAACCCTGCACTACCTAGCTACACCATGCCATGCCGTGCCACAACTAACCAGACCACTCCTTGCCACGCCATGGGTCATTTATCTAATGCTGCAAGCCCGAGGCCGATATTTCCAACCACGTAGCCCCAAAACGCTATGCTTAGACCAACTTTTCCTTCTTTCCACAACAGTATAGCCACAACTGCGTAGACAATTCCGATTAACCATATAAGCCATGTGGGCATTTTTTAATCACCTATTGGGCCGTGGTCCCTGAAGCGCGGCTCGTGAATCCCACCAATGAAGCGGGAAGCTGCTCTCCAAAGACGACTGCCTCTACCTGCGATGCCTCGTCCGGGTCCACCGGGGCACCCACGAAGACTAAAATCTTGCCGTTCTCGAGGCGAACGTAAAGAACTTGAATGAGCTCGTCTTTGGGGTTGCCCAAAAGACAATGCAAAGCCTGCATGAAGTCGGTCATTCGGGCATCTTTCGTGGTTCGTAAAGCACGAAATCCTGCTCTTTAATGCCAAGATCTAGGCTTAATCGCTCAATTTCGATCATTTTTTGCTTCACAATGTCATGCAGCCCGGCATTTGTTGTCTCCAGGATTTTAATGCGTTGCACAAGCATCGCCATGACGCCACGCCAACCCTCGTCTTGGGGGTTGATGTTGTTAGTCCACTGTTTCGCTGTTCTTATGGCTTCTACGTAGTTCATTCATGAGCTCCTTGTTCCTGACCATGCTGGCACGCACGGCATCTGTCAAGTGTTTGATGTCCTTTTCCTGTTGTTTAACGTGGTTCAACAACGTGGCAACCATCTCCCAAATTGGAAAAGCATCTTGCCCTTCTCTTTTGAGATCCGTGGTCCATGTCTCGGCCATCTTGATCGCTTGCTGGATGTTCATAGGGTTATCTTCTGGGTTAGGTGTAGATCCGAAAGGCGTTCAGACATCTCTAAGCCAATCTCTCCAAAGTCAAAGGCAATGAACATATCGAGCATGTCTTTGACTGCCATGTTGTAGCAAAGCCTGCCGTACTCGATAGCCAAGGTTTCTGGCATGCGGTACTCGCCGCCCTTTTGGGCAATGCCAGAGGTCATAGCGGCAACAAGCATTTCTTCTAATCTTCTGCGTTGTGTAACGGTCATGCATCTGGTCCTTCGCTTTTCCAACAATTGCATTCTGGGCAACGCACGTTCTTATCGGGCAGAGTGCAGATCAACATGCCTTTGCCGGGAGAAACGTCTGTTAAGCGTTTGTCACCAAAAATTCGTTCCCAGTTCTCTTCAAATTTATCCATGTCAATAAACACGGGTCGGGGGGTAGATCCTTTGCTCATACAGCGCCACCTTTGTTTTGTTTCTTACAGGGCCATGCTCCTTTAAGAGCGTGGTTAATAAGGCTTTCTGCAGTGTGATGACGCACAGCAGGGCTGTTGTTCAAGAAGTTGCGAACCATGTCGTTTACTTGCCCAGCGGTAACGTTATGCGGTGGGCAAATAGTGACTCCCAGGTACACGTCAAAAACCCCCTGCACAAAGCCTAAAGCCTGAATCTTGTCCATCGTGGATTCTGAATTCTGAAGCTGCAACAGCTGATTGCCCGTAAAGAACTCTGCTTTGGATTGACTTGGAGCAAGCAACAGCGCTAACAGCAAGCCACAAATGATCGGGATAAGTACGCTTTGTTTCATGATTCTTCTCCTATGAATTGCCTGCACCAAATACCGATGTGCATAGCTTCAATTGCGATCAACCTGGCGGAATTGCGTGCGGCTACGTAATCCTTAGCTTGCATTTCTTTTTGCAGATCGCGGTGTAAATGCTGGATTCGAATGAACGCCTCAGAATAATCCGGGACCGAGGTGTTTGATTCGTTCGTAATCATGTTTGCTTTTCTCCTTAAGTTGTTTCAGTCGTTTTGAAGTTGGGGATGTGCATGTAGACCGGCGTTTGTTCGCCCACGTAGGCTCCCAAAATGTTGAACTCGAAGTATTCGAGGGCTTCGTCATGGCTCATTCCGTCCTGTTCAAGTTTTTCAAGCATCTTTTCCAAATCCAAAACTGCAACCGGCGGGCCACCGAATTTTTCGGCCACTCCAACAATGCAATCCTCAAAGCCAGTCGGAAAAACCACGATGTCAAACGTTTCATCGATCCACTCCAGTATCTTAGACGTCTGGGATGAGGAAGGGGTTTCTTGGTCGGTCACGTGGGGCCTCCGGTACGGTTGGTCGTGGGGGAAAAGTCTTGTCCCACTGAGTATGAATAAGGTCAGTGAGAACAACAGAAATCTTCTGGTGGCGAAAGTCCGCAAGGTCCTTCAATAGGTCATAGTCCTCTGTTCGGACCATCACGGATTTCCATCTAGTTGTGTCAGGCATTCTTTCTCCAGTATTAAAAAGCGGGCCACGAAGTTACCCCCGTGGCCCGTCAAGCTTAGGAGTGTGGAAAAACATTACTTCGATTCCCCCCAAGATGGGCCGGTTTCAACATCTACCTTGGAAGGAACCTCAAGTGTAACGCATGCTTCCATCATTTTTGCAAATTCTTTGGCTTCTTGTAGGGTTTTTACTGACAAGCACAACTCATCGTGCACCTGTAGCAGGGGCAAATTGCCTGCTTCGATGCACGCCATCATGGATTTCTTGGTCTGGTCAGCAGCGGAGCCCTGAATCAAGCGATTCAAGCCTTTGTAAGTGTACGCTCGCCTGATCCGTGGTCCGTATTCCAAGACTGCCTGCTCTCGGGGCAAGGCCTTGTGTAGACCAAAGTCGTACGGCTCCCAGAGGTTAAAGCGGCACCTACGGCCCAACAACGTACGGATGGCCCCGTTGGATGCCGGGTGGTCCACGCGAGCCTGCACAGCCGAAACCAGGCCCTTCATGAAGGGCACAAGTGCATGAAACTTACCAATGAGTTCAGACGCTTCTGCCTCGGAAAGATCAAGCTCCCCAGCCATCTTCTTCTTGCCCATGCCGTAAAGTAGTCCCAGACCGACCGTCTTGGCTTGCTTCCTGCCAATCTGGGCCATGTCCGCCACCATCTGGTGGAAATCGGTATCTGGGTTATCCATGTAAGCCTGTGCTGCTTTATCAGCGCCATCTAAATCCAGAAGTTTGGCATAATGGACTGCGAGCCGTGGCTCCTGCTGGGAGAAGTCGAGGGAGGCCCATATTTCGTCTTCTTCCGGGAGAAACAGGCTGCGTATGGCAGGGCCGATGTCCTGGTGCCGCGCTGGAATCTGCTGCAAATTGGGGTTAGCCATAGATAAGCGACCACTCACTGTCCCGCCTTCATCGCTGCGGAGCTGATTTATGTGCCCGTGGATGCGTCCATCAAAGGTGGCGTAGTCAATCAAAGCCTCTACGAAGGTGCCGCTGGCCTTGTTGTATTCCCGGGCGTCCACGATAGCCTGCGCTATTGGATGGGGGTGAGTAGCCAAAAAAGACTTTGTGAAGCTGGGCTGACCTTTAGGGGTTTTCCCGTAGTCAATCCCGAGCTTGTCAAAGGCTTTCGCAATGCTGGCTGCTGCCCAGATGTCAACAGAAACCCCGGACAAGGTCTTGATCTTTGCCAAAGCTTCTTTCTCTGTCTTACGGAACGAGGCCAAGGTCTGCTCTGCCCGCTTGGTGTCAAACCTAACGCCCCGCAGGGTCATGTCAATGAGGTTGGGGCACAGGGCGCTCTCAAGCTCAAATATTGAGCCTAGCTCCTGCTTAACTATCTCAATTTTGAGATATTGCCAAAGCTTCAGAGTCAGGGCGGCATCCTGCTCGGCGTACTCCCCGACGTACATAGCTGGGAGCTTATAAAGCTCTTTCTTGGGGTGCACGCCAAACTCTGCCGCTGCAGCTTTCAAGCCCGCTTCAGACTTGGTTTCCTGAAGCCAGTCAAAGCCCAGAGCATTCAGGCTATAGGAGAACCGGTTCTCGTCAACGAGTGCCGCGGCCAACATGGCATCAATAATGCTGCCATTGATGCGAAACCCTTCGGCCTTAAGCCAGCCCACGTCATAAGCGGCATTGAAAAAGACCTTATCTGCAGGCAAGTCCAAGACATCCTGTACGTATTTACGTACGCGTTTTTCGTCTAGGTTTCCGCCCCCAGCGTGGCGAATAGGGAAGTAGCCTTTCCAGCCATCAACCGCTAAGGCAAAGCCTACGATATAGCCCGTCTTTGTTGGCCAACCAGGGCCGTGGGTTTCCATTTTGGGGTCGCTTGTTTCCAAGTCGATAGCAATTGCCTCAGCAGCACTGAGGTCTGGGAACACCTCTGGTGGAACCCATTCCGTTTTTAGTTGTGGAAAAAGGGTAATTGTCATAAGCGAAAACTNNCTGTGGGTAAACTATGTGCAGGGTCTTTCGAGTGCGTGTTATACCTACGTAAAACAATCGATTGACCGTGTCCGGATCTACTTCTTGTTGCTTTGTAAACTGGGTTGAGAGGTCGGTGAGCAATAAGACATGGTCTGCTTCCCCGCCCTTCGCTCCATGTATTGTTGATAAACGAATTCTTGGAGTTCCTCTGAGAGACTGCCCTCGTCTAAGAGCAGCCCTAATATACACCCGTTTATCGTCCGACATCTTTCCAAGAACTTCATACCACGGGGCGTCAGGAGCGAGTAATCCCCCCTCTGCCCTAAGCCGCTCCATTGTGTAGAGCTCTTCTGGGTCCCCAGAGAATTTTCTGAATCCTCTTGTGACGTAATCTGATCCGAGGTTCGTGTACAGGGCTTTAATCTCCTGCGCTCCAATTGCTTTGCCCTTACGTAGGCTTTCCCAAGCGTAGACGGCTTCAACGGTACTCTCCCCGATAGAACGAACGCCATTGCGTTCAAAAAGGACGCCCAAGCTCTTCAGATATTCGTGTACGGCATTGAGCATGTAGTTGGTTGGGGCCAAGATTAGCCACGTGCCGTCCCCAAGAGATACGTCGCTAAAACGCTGATAAAACGACAATGCCCCCGTCTCATGTCGCGGTTTCCATGTTTTTGGAACACGATATTTGATGCGGCCTACAACCCGGTTTGCGTATTCATGGACTACAGCCGGGATTCTGTAAGACTGGTCCAGCACAAGTTGGTCACCGGGATATGTAAGTAAGTACTTAATATCAGCGCCAGCCCAACCAAATATGGCTTGATCATCGTCCCCCGCCACGTAGGCCTTGGTGGCTCGTTTGATGAGCCTGTCGGCAATCTTCCACTGCAGGGGGCTCAAATCCTGAGCCTCGTCAATGATTACAATTTCCAAGTCTGGGTAGTACGTATCTTCCGCCTCGGCAAACATCTCTAAAAGATCGGTAAAGTCGTACAGCCCCTTTTCAGACATGTACTTTCTGTACGTACGGTGTACATACAGAAAATGCTCCCAGCCAATCTTTAGATCGGAGTTGTTGTATTCAACCCGTAGGTCGGAGCCCTTGATCCTGGCTAGGTTAAGGACATTGAGAATCGGATTGTCAGCTCGTACTTCCCAGGATTCGTCTCCTCGATCAACACTGATGTCAATCTTGGCGAGCCTTGAGAACTCTTTGAAGTGCTCAGCGGTGGCAATTCTTGAGGATTGAATCCCCATTCTTGCATAAGCAAGGCTATGCAGTGTTCTAAAGTTGGCGAGATCTCTTTTGAAGTCGAGCTGGCGGAACCTTTCGTAGGCTCTTTCCTTGGCTTCATGTGCGGCCTTTCTGGTGAAAGCAAAGTATCCAATCTTTTCTGCAGGAACGCCCTTGTTGAGCAGGTCGTCAACAGTGTTTAACAGGAAAGTAGTTTTCCCGGTTCCCGGGGGACCGAATACTTTTACAACGTTCAAAATGGTGACCCCTTGATCGGGAGGTCCGTGTTAAACGGGGAATCCTGCTTTGCAAATGCGGGAATGCGCCACGTACGAACGGTGCGGTTCTTGATGTTAACTGGATGGGATGAGCCCTGAGCATCACGCAAGCGAGCAGCGATCTTGTTTCTGCCAAGTGCTACCTTGTTTCGCAGCAGGAATGCTTCGAGGTCCTTGATCCGAAAATAGGTAAACCCCTCTTCCTCGTTCGTCCACGGCCTGCCCATGAGAATCTCTTCCCGATCCATAGCGGTTTGCAGGTGGGTGCAGAACTCTTCCAGCAGATCGTAGAACACCCCCTCTTCAGATGTGTCCTCAGAAGCCTCTGTCACGGCCTCGGTTTCAATCATCTGCTTCAAAAGCCCGTTGAGCATCGTTTCCCATTCCTGCTTTTTGAGCGTGGGGAACATGATGTTGACCTTTTCCATGCAGGCATGCTGAAACTTGTGTTGCAACTGCAACTGGTCCGTGGTCAGTTCAACACGGCGCCCGTCCACATCAAGAAACCACAGCGGTGGCGAGGCGTTGTACTTTGATAACGAAGAAATGGTGGGCAGGTCCATGGACGTGCCGATGCCGTGCTTTCGGGTCTTGCACAAAGAGGCGTTGCAATGCGAATTGATGGGAGCGTCTTTGCACTTGTAGCCGTAGTCTTTTTTCTTTAACTGCCGCACAACGAGGTTGATCTCGTTTAGTGGCAGAGGTGGTGTCATGTAGTTTTGGTTGTACTGGAGGATTGCGTCCTCCCAAGTATCCGGACGCGCTTTCCGTAAGAAAACGCCGATATTAAAAAGACCGTTATTGCGAGTTCCTTCCGGGAAACCTTGGCCACAAAGGACTTGCAGGCAAGGAGGGCCGTCAACAAGTTCCCCATCACTTTTAATTTCTGGTTCTTTAATGACGGTTTGCGAAGTAATTGCGTGTGTTTCATAAAGAGCATAGAACTCTTCGAGGGTCGCCGCTTCACCGTTATCTTTAAAGGCGTACCTAGTGCCATTATCACCTCCGAAATAAGGAAGATTTAAAAAGTTGCCACGATCTCCACGGTCGATGAGGAGTTCAGTTTGCTTTGGAAAAATCTCGCATCCGCTGTGGCCAAGGT